CTTGTACATCGTCCACTTGTCTAGATCAAGAGGGTACCCTATGAAGTTTCCATTAACATCGACCATCATGTCCTCAAATATCCCCTGACATCCATTTGACATCCCAGTTGAGTTCACAAAACAGTATCTCATCTTTTCACTGCATTGAGAAAATTTTGAGTTGTTCAATGACAGAATTAGCAGGTTGGTTAAGATATTGTTTGTTCTCTCCGTTATGTGAGATATGTGTCCTTGTTGACTCAGTTGGTAACCTGTGTTGTATACAGACAGTGACAATGATTTATAATACAGCAGTAAATACCAGTTTAGGTCTGGTATGTTCATGTTGTAACAATCTGTGGGTTGATCATTGTGCATGACAACGAAGTCCGGCGTTGGCAAGTAGCTTCCTACACAGAAAAAAGAATTGTCTTTGAGCGATGATATCCCCTGGTTTATCAATGACAAAACAACTCCCTGACGGCCCCTGACACACTCTATTGACATTGAAACTCTGTATATCCCCGAGGAAGACCCCTTCCTTGATGATCCACCATTACAAAAAGGCAGCTTCTTGTAAGACCTCGTTATAGACAGACAAATATTGTGTATGCAGTCGTAATACGACATCAGATTGGTGTCTGTGACTTTTGAGTTACAGGCCGACAACAGATCCTTTATCAACTTAGTAGAGCAACCGAACTCTGATCCTGGTAATTCATCACACATCTGGTGGACTGACTCTCTGCCTAAATATGGCTCAGGTTTATCTTTGCACCAGTTGAGGGTATCAGTCATCATCCTCTCCAGTTCTGGGTAAGTTCTCCTAGTCTTGTGACAGTCCCTCTTGGTTCTCTTTATCAAGTCCAGGAAAGGGAAATTGCTTATCAGTGTGACTGTTTTTGTTCTCTCTCCATTTGAGGGGTTTCTAGCCACCTTTGCCTTTATAAACCTCCCGTCTCCAAACTCGTGAGCTGACTCATCACTGTCCTTTAAACCATGGAACAAGGATAGCCATTCTGGCAAGTCATATTTGACTATTTCTGAGAAGGGGTCAAGTCCTGTAGGCCCAGGTCTGAGAAATGGGAATGGCAGCCAAGCTTTCAATGGCAGAGTTTCCAAGGACTGGTTGTAAAAACACAAGGATTGTCGATATCTTGTAGACCCTGGGCTGTATCTAGATATGTACTTCATGTAATTTTCTGCGACCAATTCATTGTTTTTGACTATCATCTCATCTGCCGACAGCATGTTTGGGTTCGAATAGCTGGTTTCTTTGTAAGATTTGGTGAATTTGAAATAATCAGGTGTTTGAGATTTCAGCCAGTTCACGACTAACGACTTGCTTTTCTCAATCAATCCCTCTGATGAATAGGTTTTTATTGCCTCAATTAGTTGCTTCGAATTACAGAGTTCCTCCTCAAGTTCGTTGGAGAGAACCTCAGGGGGAATAAGTTTGAACTTACCACTACCTGACACAAGTCCAGACACAACCTCATTTATCCTTTGAACGCCAAACAATTTTGACTCTAGAATGGAGAGCTTTTGAGACCTTTCAACTTGATGTGGGTAGTGCTCCAACCCATGAGACACGCCATCAGCGTCAGTTCTGCTGATCGACATAACCACAAAATTTGATCGTATTTCCTTGCTTCTCCTATGCTTGTCTAGGTTGAATGTGTCAGAGCAGTTTGTCATGTCGCAAAAAACCAGCTGGCCCTCGGTGTTCAAGTAGCATATGTCCATATCCCGAACTATTCTAACCCCGTCCTTATCAGACCCCTCAATGAGGAGAACCTTACAACCTGACTCTGTTAACAAAATTGAATAGTCTAGGATCCCCTTTTGGTGCTGCAAGGAACCATTGTCCAGCTTGTACGGGTTAAACTTGCAAAAGAATTGGGGCATCTTCCTATACAACTGAATTAGGTGGTTATAGTTTATCATTTTATCCTCAATTTTGCTTATGACACCTCTGGTGATCCTCAACCATTCTAACTCGTAAGACTCTTCTGGGAGACTTCTATTAAACAAAAATGAGTCAATGTCCTGTGAGCTATCACTTGAGAGAGCG